TTGTCATTTACTCTTAATGCAACCGTAAAACCTGATCCTTCTACTGGTTGTCTAACTAGCGGCTGTGAAGAACCACCATACACAGCGTTAGCTGCTGCCCCTGATACAGCATATGTTGCAGTGCCGTATTGTGCAGCAACAGAACTTGCATCTAAAGGATACACTGCAGGTCTTGCTGAATCAGGTGATTCGTTATCGTATCTTACAATTAAATCTGCAGCTATAGCTGATTCAGGTTTAAAGTTAACAATAACTCTGTGCATGTGTTTTCTTATACCTGTATCACCAAAACCTAAGTCTGGTCCTCTATATTTTCCAAAGATAGTAGTGCCATCAAAAGTGTTACCTTTTTCTTGCCTGTGTACAAATCCTCTAAAGTCTCCGTGTAAAACTATGACGTTACCTGCTTTTACAAAGGTGTCTGAACAAGACGGTTTGATACCCTTTACCTCAGAGAACTCAAACCTATCCCCTTTCATAACACATATTACACCTCTTGTCAAGCTGTCAACTTGTCCATCTTTAGCAAAAAAGATTCTATATTGTGTTTTGTCAGGTATAGTTACACTTTCAAAAAGCTCTGCGTCCTTTATGTTTTCATCAAACAAAGACTGAACGTTTCTAGTAATCGTACCAAGCTCAACGTCACCAATCCTTGCAGTAGCAGCAACAGTACGTAAGCCATCAGGTCCAAGGAATATTAAGTCACCTGCAAATTCTTTTATTGTGTCTCCGTTAATGCAACCAATATCTCTTGTAACAGGAACTATAGCAAAGTCACTAAGCGAGGAGCCTGTAAGATTAAAGATACGGTTTTCACAAAAGATAAACAAGTTATCACGAAATACTTTTAGTCCTACAATTGTATCGTCTACTTTGATACTACCAGCACCAGAACCACTTGAAAAGTCATCTTCATCAAATGGTACGCTAAATACAATCTCTTGTGGTGTACTAGCTTTACCAGCGTAAAACATATGGTTTTTATAAACAGCTACGAACTTAGAACCTTCAACTGAACTAGCGGTAACATCTGTTGCACTTAATGATGTGTTAAATACTACAGGATCATTGTTACCATCAACAAATATTATTTTGTCGTTACCATCAAAGTTAAATCTTTCAAAGTTGTATTTACTTGCACTCGTGCGTCCTGTATCTATTTCTGTCCAACTCTCAGATACTATATCGTCAACTGAGTGTGCTGCTGCAGTTGTGCTTGATGTAGCACGAGTTACACCTGTAAACGTAGTGGAGGTCACGCCTGTGTAAGTAAATATCTCGTCACTTATTTGCAGTGTGCCACTACTAGAAAATCCTGTAGTTGTATCTACTGTAATTGTACCAGAGCCTGTCATAGCTGTAGTTGAAGCTATAGCTGATGCTAACTCTGTAGATGCAGCACTAAATATCTTTTCTCCTCGTGCAGCTAATACTTTATTAGCAAAGGTAGCTACCATCAAAACTTTTTCAGAAGATGCACTAGTTTGAGGTATCTGCTGATTTACAAACTTAGCGTGTCCATCTATACGCCTGTAGCCACCTTGAATATCAGGCTCAAAGTTTTCTAGCTGTAGTGCCTCACCTGGTTGCATAAGAAACGTAGAGCGATTTAGGACTAGTCCACCCTCTAAGTTAAACGCTGCAGGAGATGTTTGAGAACTATCTGGCATCTTTACGAAACTCTAAGAACAGGATTTGAATAGTCTGTAGGTATATCTATCTTAGTTGATCTAATGTAATCGTACTTGTTAATTACAAGTGATTGCATGTTTTTTATACCTTGATTAAATCTTTCAAAGTTTAATTGATACTGGTTTAGTTCGCCACGATACTGATACACGTAAGCTGTAGCACCATCAACTATAACAGGAGCAAACCTGTCGGGTATAGTTGTTGTATCGCCGTGTGCTGATAAGTCTGATGGAAATGTAAAGTAATCAAATGTAAGTGTGTATTGTTTATCTGGAAAAGGATATAACAAATAGTTATTATCTAAGGTACGCACAATGTACTGTGGCACACCACCTCTTTCAAACTGCGTTACAGTTACACCACTAGCGTGAGTTGCTGCTGTAGTATTGTTTGCTCCACGAGTGCAACCTGTTATATCGTTACCTAATATACCTGTATAAGTAACTTGCTCACCGCCTATAAACACTGTGCCAGAACTATCAAAGTCTGTAGTTGATGTAAGTGTAAGGGTAGTCACAGAAGAGGAGTGTGAACCATTTAGTGTAGTTGATGCTATCTCATCTTCTTGATTAGCGTATTCTTTGGTTATGTACTCGTTGTAGTTTAGTTTAGATAAGTTATTACCTGAAGCATTAACATCTAAATCTTTCTTTATTCTGGCTGTATTGTAATCTATATACTTTGTGCTAGTAGGTATAGAGTACCTTACGACACCAGGTGTTAGTGTCTTTGTTTCTGTAGCGTGATTAAAAGGATAACCAAACTCTCTTTGATTGATAAATCTTATAGCTTCGTTAACTGCGTTCTGACATTGTACTTGTACGCCTCTAGCACTAGAAAAGTTAGAGGATGTTAACACCACCTCATTCATTCGTGTAATAACACTGTTAGTGAGTGTAAGAAATGTCAACGCCATTATAATACCCTAAGTAAGATGTTTAAGGGGCCAGCGCTGGGCCAGCCCCTAAAGTAGTTATGCGAGTAGATCACGATCCACTTCATTAGCAGAGCTACTCTGTGATACTTCATCCAAGAGTATGCACACGGCAAACACGCGAATAATACCACCAGTAATAGTTCCACTAGATGCCTGAATCTCTACATCAATAGTATCTGCTGATGCAGTAAATGCTGGTACATTAGCAACAACACCACTTGATAGACCTGCAGGAGGAGTAATAGCTCCTGCTGAAGCTCCATCTAAGTCAAATGACGCAGCAAACAAGTCTACGTCTGTTCCTGTAATACCAACATGAAACTCAGAGTCAGTGGTAGTGCCTGTCATTGCAGTGACAACTTTGAAACCTGCATACAGGATCATAGTGTTTGCAGGAACAGCAATAGCTTCAATGATGTCATTAGCCGCTAGTGCAGAACCACCATTCTGTAGAATAGCATCTGCGAGATCAATATCGTTCTGCAGAGTTACCAAGCTTCCACGAAGCTGTTTGTTGCCTGTACCGCCGTTGTTGGAAGTAGAGGCTGAGTTCGTGCTCATTGAGATAGTAGCCATAATTCAATCCTCCCTTACGCTGCGTTATATTTAGCGGTTACAATTGCTTCAGGCCGCAATATCTTGCGCCCATACAAATGCATCCCACGGACGATATCAGCAAAGCTGTCTGGATCACGATACGTTTCCGTCTTGTTGATCTGTTCAGCAGTTGCTACTGCGCTGTCATGTCCACCAACAATCACACCAAAGTTTGTGTTTTGGTTTGCTGTGCCTGAAGTGCCAGGACCATCACCTAATGCTGGTAGGTTTGATGACACATACAAACGAAAGCCGTGAAAGTTGTTGATCACTAGACCGTTACGAAGTCCACCGGACTCACCGTAATCTCCATTCATAAAGCGACTGTCCTCATCGGAAAGTATCTCCATAAACACCGGGTCTATTACCAGCCAACGCCCTTGTGTATCAACTTGCTGTTGATCAAGCAAGCGTTTCATACGAGCTACGATCATAGCAGGTGACACAGTTGCAGTCGGCAGTGAAGTTGCACCTGGCATACGAGCAGTTACTGGAATCGAGTGATCACCAGCAGATGCTGTAGTAATGTTGCCAAATGAACTCTTGATCAACTTCATGCTGGATAGCAATTCGTCTGAACCTGCAGAGAGAACAGCTTTTTCACCACTTGCGGTGGTGTTAGCTGTGTCAGCTTTTGCGTGTAGTGCAGACTGCTTGAAGCCTGACAAATAACCAAGAACTTCTTGGTCATACTGATCAGCTAGACGATACGCTGCTCTATCAGTTGCAAGCTGCATGAAGTTAACGTGACTGTGTGCTTCTTCGATGTCATCCATCTTAAAAGCAAAGTAGTTGGATTTATCAACAACCAATGTAAAGTCTTCATCGTCAAGGTCTTGTGCTGTGACAGTGGTTCCACGAGTGTAGGATTGCACTGAAATCTCAGGCTCCTTGATGATTCTGACTGTATCACCTTGGGCAGAAATCTCCCCAAAATAATCAGAGTTTGTGATATCCCCAACGGTAGCACTCTTGCGAAACGCAAGCTGTACCTGTTTGGAGTAGATTACAGGACTAAAATTACCGTTAGGTAAGTTCCCATAACCTGATGCGGATGAAAAAGCCATGATTAAATCCTCCTTAGATGTTTGCTGGCTTATGTGAAGTAAGCCCAAACTTATTTTAAGGGGCTGATGTTTCTAGGGTGCAAGTATACTGATCAGGTTAACTTGGGCCTATACTTAATCAGGTTAGTCTTAACTTAGTTGTTTGGCTTAGTTTAATAAGAGTATAAAGGTAGCTAATAGTATCAGGGCTTTATACTCTTGTCTTAACATACACAGTTATACATATTAATTGCGTAATGTCAATACTTTTTTAACGTGCGCCACCAGAAATATCGTAAATAAACTTACCGCTACGTATTGACTCCATGATTGCATCAGAGTTAGCCTCGTATTCTTGGGCTGTCATCTTTTGCACATCTGACTCACGGAAGCTTCCTGATGTGTCGTTAGTTTCTACTTTAGTTGTACGTTTGGTCTTGACTTGCGAAGCAGCCTCTTTAGTAGACTTACGTTTACCTTTTACGTCCATATCGTTGTCAATCTTGTACAGATCAATTACACGTACAACTGATTTAGGGTCATCTTGGTTTTCGTACAAGGCATCTTGTACCCACTTAGGTTGTTCTTCTGCCCATTCGTGAAAGTTATCACTAGCACGTAACTCGTCAAAGTCTTTGTGTATAGAACGTATTTCGTCTTCAGCTTTAGAGCGATACGTTTCTGCAGCTATCTTGTCTAGCTCCTGCAGTCTAGCGTCAGCGTTTTTAAACTTTTCGTTTGCCTTTTTGTCAGCTATAGTTTCAACTATCTGTGCTATCTCAGGATACTTATTAGCCCAAGCATCTATGCTTTCATCAGTAGCTGGTGGACGTACAGCGCCATTCTTTGCAGCTTGACCTAGTTGAGCTTTAAGTTCTTTTATCTCATCGTTTTGTTTATTTAGATGAGTTCGTAAATCACTGTATCTTTTTTTAAACGTTCTTTCTTCTGCAGATAACGTCTCTTCTTTAACTTCTGTATTGGCCTCTGCCTCTTTGGTATTGGCCTCTTCGTCACTGGATGATCCCCCTTCCATAAGGGCTTTAAGTTCTGCCTCATCCTTTTCTATACGCTTCTTGTTTGCATTTCTTGTACTCTTAGATTGTACGAATCCTGCATTTTTTGGTGTCTCCACTTCTGCTAACTCAGGCATATTGTATCCTTTCTTATATGGGGCCAGCCGTAGCTGGGTAGCCTTATTGTTATTTTACAAACAGTCCTGTTAAGAAAAACTGTGCTGTACGTAGGTAGTAGTTAAGTGCTGGCTTTAAGCCTTTTTTGAGTCCTCTACCGTAGGACACAAAATCTTTAAACTCTTGATAGTGTTCTGCTGCTTTGCCTTTTTCTATTGCTATGTTACCTGCATGACGGTAGCCACGTCTAAATGCTTCACCGTACCACTTACCGTGATATGTACGTTCACACCACAGTTCTGCTTTAGCTTTATCTAATCTGCTAAATCCACCTGTAGAGATACCGTGTGTAGCTATAACGCAACCTGAGTCTTTATCATCGTCATCTTTATCTGATCCTGCAGAACCTACATTTCCTATATTTGTACCTGCAGTTACATTATCTTCAAATTCATCCCAAAATTCATCATCTGATAAATCTGAACCTATTAAAGTAGATTCTGCTTCTGAAGAACCGCCATAAAAAGCACCTGCAAAAAAAGGTGGATCATCATCATCATCATCATCTTTACCTAAAAATGCACCAGGTTTAAATATATCAGATGTTTTTTCAGGATCTAATAAAAAAGCTTTATCAACAATAGTTTTTTGTTGATCTAATATAGCTTGTGCTGCATCGGAGTCAGGATCAAGAGCACGTGCATCTTTTTTTTCAAAACCAAGTAGACCTTTATTATCTACATTCATTATGTTATAATTTGCATTTACTCTTGCTCTATTTAAAATTTCTAAAGTTCCTGTATTTAAATTTGTACCGTCTGGATTTTTATTGTTATTAACAAGTTTCATTACATTGTTTACAACACCTTGAGCTATTTTTTTATTTTGTCTTAAAGCCACTTCAGTTAAAACAGCAGATCCTATAGGGCCACCTATAGCACCCCCAACTAATCCCACTAAAACTCTTTCTGCAGGTGTTAAATTACCTGCATCTGCTTTTAATTGATAAAAGTCAGAATAATTTTTATACATATCCGTAGTCCAGTTTTTTACTGGAGTATTTCTAAATGTAGGATCAGGGTCACCTTGAAAATTATTACTGCCGTTATCATCATCTTGTTGTACTTGTTGAGCTTGTTCCTCTACAGGAGATGCCTTCTGTTCACGAAAACCCTCTGGTATTCTACTCATAGGCCTACCATTAAAAAAGAATATAGTTATTTTTTGATCTGTTTTATCATTAACATAAATTTTAGATTCAAATCCTGTAAATAAAGCACCGCTACCGCCATATCCTCCGTAACCACCCCCTGCAGGTTGAGGTATAACACCACCCTCTTGCATATTTACTTTAGGTTTGTCTTGTCCTTTTTCGTCATCTTCTACTTCAAGTTCGTCATCTCTAAAGTATGACTCTTCACCTTGCTTAATACGTTTCCAACCCTCCTCTGCAGACTTTTGTAGTTCTTCAAAAAACTCTGTGCCGTAGTAACGTCTAGTTGCAGCGTTAATCATAAACTCGTTAGGGCTGGCATTAATAGGCACGTCATCACGCACTTCTTCTGGTGTAGCACCAAGAGGGGCAGTGTTACCGCTAACAGGATCTTTTGTTTCACTTAGTATTAAATCCATTTCTAGTTGAGCATTACTTGCCATTTACTTCATCCCTCAAAAAAGTTAACCTACGTAGTGCAGATAGTTCACCTTGAGCACGATATATACCTTCCATAGAAGTTTCATGTTCTAGTTTTTTCTGTGATACTACTATCTTTGCGTTTATGTTTTCTAAAAAAGCATCCCATAAAGGTTTATCGTTTACTAGTTTTTTTATTGTCATGTTCCAGTAAATCCTTGCTCACCTGGCGTTGGTGCTGTTCCTGTGCCTATATTGCCACCTCCAGCGCCTGTAGTATCTTGCACACCTACTCCTGCTTGCTCTGGTGCTGCTCCTGGTGATGGCGGTGCTGGTGGACCTTGGGGTGCTCCCTCTGGTGGAGCAGGTGGTGGTTGTTGAAACTTCTTGAGTATCTCTGCTTGTATGGCTGCATCACCTAAAGAGTTAGTAACTTTGTCAGGGTCTAAGTCCATGCTCTTAGCTATCTCACGTATAATGTAGTCACTCTTTACGAAAGGCATAAGCGCTGGGTTAGATGCTACACCCATAAACTGCATCAAACGTTGTGAGCGTACCTCGTTAGCCATAAGACTTTCTGTGCCTGATGCTTTAACT